CGGAGCTTCGCCATCGCTTCGATCGTGAGGCCCGCGCTCGCGTCCACGACGCCGAGCCCGGTCTGCGCGTGCCAGTAGCGCACGCCGTTAGCGAGCAGCCGCGCATCGTTGGTCACGATGGTCTCGCCGGTATCGAGCGAGGCCGAGCCCGGGCCGCCCGCGATGCTGCCGGTCGCCTGCCCGTTGACGATCACCTTCTCCCAGCCGCGCGTCAGCGATTTGGCGAGCTTGCGCTCGATCTCCTGCACCATCGGGATCGCCGCGTCCTGCTGGAGTTCGCGGCTGGTGTGGATGCGAGCCGCGAGTTTCTTCGCCGTCCAGGTCGCGTCGAACGTGGTGAAGGTGTCCTGCGTGATGGATGCGCCCTCGGCGATGAAGAACGCCTCGGTGTCCACCCCCTCGACGAAGCCCTTCTGCAGATTGCTCTGCATCGGCAGCACCTCGAAGTAGTTGGCGCACCGGGCCATGATCTGCATCAGGTTGATCAGGTTGCCCGACCAGATGGTCGGCACCCACGCGCCACCCGTCGCGGCGCTGGCCTCGCCCAGATCAGTCGCCGCGAACCGCACACGCTTGCAGACCTCTTCCCACTCCTTCCACACCGCCAGGCTCTGCATCCCCCCCATCTGCAGGTAGGTGCCGGAGTCGCGGATCGAGAAGTACTTGTTGAGCATGAAGAGCACATCGTTGAGCAGTCGGAAGCGCGCCAGCAGCGCATCCACCTCTTCGGGCGCTCCCATCGACTTGATCGCGCGCCCGGTGTTGGAGACCAGGTGAAAGTAGTCGGTGTCGATCGACTGAACGCGGGCCAGTTCGCAGAATTCGCGGTCGGGCTTGGGGCCGCGCGAGAGCGTGCGCACGAATTCGGCGGAGCGCCCGCCGAGCTTGCCGTCGCCCGGGACCGTGCCGGCCGAGGCGCGCGCGAGCTCGAGCGCCTGCACCGCCATCAGGCGGGTCTCCTCCGTCTTCTCGCTGACCTTCTTGTAGAGCTCGATCTGGGGCACGAGCTTCGCGAGTTCGGCGGTCGTGGCCGCCTTCCACTTCACGAGGTCGCGGGCGTTCGCATACAGCTTCTTGAACTTCTCCTGCGCGACTTCCGGCGAGTCCTCGGCGGTGATCGGCGCGTCCAGAAACTCGATGCCCGAGGCGGGCGAGTCGATGGTGTGGATGCTGCGCAGCAGCGGATTGTGTGCGCCGAAGATGACCCGGCCGGCGCCCTTCGCGTCCTTGCGATTCATCTGTGTCGTCTCCTTAGCGGATCTCTCCGCCGGGTCAGTCGCCACCTCCGAGGCGACTTTGTGGACGGGCGCCTTGCCCGCTACATCACTAAAAGCGGATCAGCCTCTCGCTGCCGCCACCGTGCTCAGCCAGCCGTTCCCGGCTGCCTTCCTTCCCGTAATCGTCTCCAGCCATGAATGGCGGCGCCGCGCGAACTGCGCCACCGTCATCGTTCCCGGGATCTCGCGCGCGAGCGCCCGCGTCCCCGCGAGCCGTCCGCTCCACACCAGCGAGAACTCGGGCGTCTCGAGCGGAGCGTCGAGTTCGAGCCGCGCCATCTCGCCGTCGTACTCGGCACCGAGCTCGTGCTCGCTACAGCAATTGCGCTGGGTGTCGTCCATGGTCTTGCCGCAGATCGAGCAGAAGCCCTCGCCGAAGCGCACATGGACCGAGGATTCCATCCACAGTCCGAGATCAACGTAGCGCGCCACGCGGTCGCCCATCTCATCGCCGCGCGCCGAGTAGAAGGAGAGCAGCAGCTCCTCCGCCTTGTCGTCGGCCGCGCGCGTCCCGGCATCGAACACCCGCGCGATCGGCATATCCTCCGCACTCATGCCGAAGGCGCCGCCGTGGTTCCTGAGCACCGGAGCGCCGGGATAGAGCCGGGCCATCTTCTTGATCGCGCCCTCGCGAATGCGCAGCACCTCGTCGCGCGAGGGGCGCGAGTGCGCGGCGAGGAAGGTGCGCACATGCACGTCTCCCGGGTCGATCGCGCGCGGCGCCCAGCGCTGGAGCTTGTCGGTCAGCTCCATGCCGAACTCGTGCGCCTTGACCAGGCTGCCGGTCATCATCGCTCTCAGGATCATGCTTTCGCTCCTTCCGCGAACTTCACGTCCTTCACCTCACGCCTCCAGTCCCAGCGTTTGCCGCACCGCTCGCAGATCGCAACACGGTCGCGCACGAAGACCTGCGCACCGCAGTCGGGGCAGCCGAGCGCGAGCGGGGCGGGGGGATTCGCCGCCGGGGTCGGGACCGGACGGGTATCACTCACACCGACACCCGCTCGCGCTGCTTGCCGTTGCCATTCACGCGGAAGCCGTCGTCGTTCACGCGGAAGACGCGATTGACCCACGAGGGCTTGCGGATCGCCTGGATCCCCTCCTCGAAAGCACCGAGGTCGGGCAAAACCTGGCACCTGCAATTGATGTCTTCCTCGGCGAGCCCGGTCTCGCCGGGGACCATGCAGAAGCCCGAGCCGACCTGGAATTGCTCGTCGATCCCGATCGACTTCTCCTCCGAGTAGCGCTCGCCCGCATGGACATGCGAATCCCGCACCGCGTCATCCTGCATCGTCAACCAGAACTTGCGGGTGACACCCCCGAGCCGCCAGGTCTCATACTGGGCGCGGTTGTAGGGGCCGGAGACTTCGGTGCGCGCGATGGTCATGGAGTTGGCGCGGCGACCCTCGAAGAAGTCGCGCACGAGCGTCTGGATCTCGCGCCATTGCTTGCCCTCGCGCACCGCGGCCCCGATCTGCTCGCGCAGGCGCACGCGGTCGGTGGTCGAGACGTGCATGATCATGATCTCGACGCGCTTCTCGATGTACTTCTGGACGCTCGCCGCTACGACTTCGAGCAGCGCATCCGCGCCGATCTCCTCGGCAGCATCCGAGGCCGCGCGCGCCATCGTCTCGGCGATCTCGCGCTCGAAGGCGCGGCGCTGCTCCGGGGTGATGTCCGGGTAGAGGCGGTCGGGATCGACGTTGATGCGCTCGGCCATCTCCCCGCGCTCCTGGCGGTCCAGGTTCGCCAGCGCCTTCTCTTCCTGCTCATCGCGAACACGGTTCCAGAGCGCGGCGAAGCGCCGCTCTTCGCGCGCCATGCGCTGCTCCTGGCGCCGGCGCAGTCGCTCGGCGCGCTGGCGGAGGGTGGCAGCCTTGATGCGCTGGGCAACCCGAGGCATTGGCTGCGGCTCCGTGCCTGGGGCGGCGACAGCTGGCGCGACCGGCGCCGCCTTCTGGGGCGGGAGCTGGTCCTCCTCGCGCCCGGTCGGATCGTCGTCCCACCACTCGCGCGCTTCATCCACCGAAACCACCGCCACGCCGCCGGTCGCGATCACCGCGCCCTTCATCATCTCGAGGCGCGCTGCCTGGAGGGCCGGCACGCTCTCGAACTCGGTCTCGATTCGGATGCCCTCGCCGAACAGCGGGCAGAAGCGCTCGTTCAGAACGGAATCGACGAGCAGGCACGGATTGCCGATGGTCGAGCGCCAGTAGCTTTCGGACGAGGTCTCGCTCGACTTGCCCTGATCGAGGCTCCCGGATTCCTTGATGCCCATCATCCACGGCGGAACGCCCGCTGCGCGGCACAGGTTCGCATTGCCGAGCATGATCATCTCGTTCAACTTGAGCTCGGCGATGGTCTGGCCCTTCTCGACCTGCTCCAGCCCGTCCATGATGATCAACTTCCAGATGGACTCGATGGTCTGGAAGCGCGTGCCGTAGCGCGCCTGGAGCTTCTTCACAACCGCGTCGTCGAGCGGGCGCGCATCCTTCTTCGTGGTCCACGTCCCGGGCGACATGCCGCCGCGCTGGAAGAAGGCGCGCAGCACTTTCAGCGCGTACCACTGCGCCATCCAGTCCTCGCGCGCAGCCTCGACCCACGTCACGCCCAGCGGGGAATCGGTCGGGTTGTACTTGGCGATGTGGATCACCGACCAGGGCGCCATCGACTCGGGTGACCCGGCTCCATACCAGACGTATTCGGAGACCGTGCGGGAGGGGCCCGGCACGATCTTGACGCTCGGCGGGTGGAGCGTCCACATCGCATAGGGTGGCTTCGAGGGCTTCGCGCCCCTGCCGCGCTCGAGGTAGATGTAGGCGTTGCCGTACAGCTCCAGGTCGCCGAAGAGCTTCAAGCGGAACTGGTGCCCGGTGTCGCGATCGTTGGCCGCGTTGAAGATTCCGGCGATGTTGCCGAACTTGGGCTCGATCTCGCGCTCACCGTCGTAGAAGCGGCGCGGCAGCCCGGCGCAGTCGTTCTGGATCAAGCGCACGATCGCATGGATGATCGGAATCTTCTTGAAGGCGTCCGAGTGCTGAAACTGCTCGTCGGTCATCCCGAGCGGGTTGCCCATCATCCACTCGGCAAGGTCGGGCATCAGCCCCACGCGCGGATAGTTCTGGGTGACGGCGAAGGCGCGGGCGACCGAATCAGCGATCGAGTGAATGCGTGAGATCACCCGCCCTCCTTCGCACGCCGATAGCCGAGCAGCAGCGCTAGCGCCACCGCCCCAACCCCGGCGACCCTCGAGCCCCCGAGCAGGAAGAGGCCGCAGATCAGGAGCGCGGCCAGTGCAATCCCTTCGTAATCAGGGGATCTCATGCGAATGCCGCCTCAACGCGGGCGACAACGAGCAGGAAGATCATCGCGGCAGCTCCCACGCGGTTCCGCAACACTTGCACACCGCCCAGCCTTCGTGCGTCCACGGGTGGGCCTTGTGGCCGAAGATGCGGCACAGCCAGGCACCCGCCATCCGGCCCCACAGCGCTACCACCGCTCCGCCACGCGCTCGTTTTCGTCCAGGCGCACTCGCGCGCCACGCCGCGACGATCAGCGCCAAGGCAGCGGCGATCAGGACGAAGGCGAGGATTCTCATGCGTAGACCCGCACTTCGCGCATGCCCCGGCGCGAGTGGAGCGCGTAGCGCACCGCGTCAATCGCGTGGTCGTCGCGCTTGACGACGCCTTCCCTGCCCTTGAAGTGGCCGTCCTCATCCGCGCGCGGGCGCGAATACTGGAGCACCTCCTCCTCGAAGCAGGTCGGCAGTTCGAGTTCGAGCAGGCGCTGGTCCGCTTCCGCGAGATTGCCCCGGACGGTGACGAACATGCCGGAGGCCATCGCCTCGGCGACCGTGCCCAACCCGGCCTCTACTTCCTTGTCCGCGGGCTGGGTCCAGACGCCTTCCTCCGCGTAGGTCTCGCGCTCGCCGCGGTCGTGATCGCTCCAGCTCTCGGTCACGTTGAGGGCGGCGAGTTGCGGCTCGAGCTCGCGCGCGCGCCCCTCCGGGCACGCGGCACGCAGGCCCTTGAGCTCGCGCAGTTCCAGCGCCTTGATGGTGAGCGCGTTCTGCCGCGGCGAGCGGTTGCTCATGTACGCCTGGCGGTAGATCCAGAGCTTGTCCGATCCCGGACCCTGCGCGAGCCACACGCACACCGCGGGGTGGTCCATGCCGAAGTCAATCCCGCGGATGCGATCCCAGTCGGGCGGCGGATAGCCTCCCCAGGCGGCCCACTCGGCCGGCGGCTCGACGTTCGCCATCGTGACCGGATCCCACACGCCGCCGAAAACCTGGCCCTCGAAGGCGCACCACTGGCCGAGGCGCAGCTGCTTGTACCAGACCCCGGTCATGCGATTGAGACGCGCCAGGTAGCCGGGCTCGATCGTATCCATGAGATCGTCGCGGCCCACGCGGATCACGCGCAAGGACATCTCGCCGGTCTTGGGATCGGGGCGCAGCCCGTCGCCCAAGTCGGGCTGGAATCTCCGGTAGAGGTGGTGCCCCGGCGATGAGGGGTTGACCATGTTCATGAACTGGTGGAACGGCATGCCCGCCTGTCCCACGCACGAGTTGACCAGCTCGTAGTCGCGCGCGGAGAGTTGCTCGCCCTGATCGGTGCAGGCGAACCCATAGCGGCTGCCGGCGATCCGGTCGGGCTCGTTTAGCCCCCGCACGTCGATGCGCGACTTGTTGGGGAGCAGGAGACAGGAATCCTTCTCGCGCCAGCATGGGATCCAGATCGAGGGCGGAATCACCTCGCGCGCCACGTCAAGGGTGGTGTTGTCCATGCTCGCGCGCTCCTTGCGCGAGATGAGACACCGGGCACCCGGGTAGACGCTGGCGTAGGTGAAGGACTTGGCGATCGCGAGCCAGCTCTTCCCGCCCCACTTCCTCCCCGAGTAGAGCACCTCGGGGTCCGTGGAGCGCAGTGCCTGGACCTGCGCCTCAGTGCGCGGCTCGAGGATGACCTGCTCGGGAATCGTGTCGGGCATGGCGGCGGTCACGAGCGAGGCAGCGAGGAGGAGTTCAAGCACCCTCACCCCCATCGCCATTCCCGTTTCCGTTCGCGTGCTTGACGGCGATCGCGACTCCCGCCATGCGCTTGGCGATCTTCTCCGGCCAACCGAGCCCGCCCTCCACGCGCAGCAGGATCGGCGTGGTGTCGCGCAGCGCAATCTCGGCGCTCGTCAGCTTCGGGATCTTGCGGTCCAGCACCTCGCGCGAGGCGGAGATCAGGTCCATGTGCGTGCTCTTCTTGCAGCGCAGGATGCGCTCAAGCGTCGCGACCGCGAGCGGGGTAATGCGATTGAGATGGCGGTCGGCTTTGAGGCGCGCCGCCTTCTCCTTCGCGTCCAGGTTGCGCGGGCCCAGCGAGCCCCGCGCGTTCTGGTTGCCCCGCTGATCGCGAACCGCTCCCACGCTAGGGCTGCGCGCGCTGGGGGTAGGTGATCGACAGCCTCGCTCCGTAGAGCGTCAGCGTTCCAGGGCCGCCCATCAGGTTGAACCTGAAATTCGGCTTCAAATACAGGCCATGCAGTCCGGGCCCGCTGGGCGAGTTGGGATCGACCTTGATGTAACCCTGAAAAACAACCTGGGCCGCGCTCGATGTCGTGTACGGAGTCGTTCCCGTAAGCCCCGCGCCCCACTTCGCTCCCGGGTCCGCGATGAGCGGGATAGCCTGCACCGCCGTGACTCCGGTGTGCGAAATGTCAGCGTGACCGCACACGCCCGACTGGCAGATCTCGGGAATTGCGTAGATCGTATCGGTGCGGCTCGTGCTGGTCGAGCGCGACTGACAGGTGAGGGTCAGCAACGCGATGTTCTGAAGCGAATCAGCCGGAGGAATGGCTCCGTTGGTGGAGTTGCTCGGGGAACGGATCGCCTCCTCCCACGACCAGTCGGACGTGGAGATCGACACCGTGCGATTCGAGTCTACCGGATTCGCGGCACCCGAAATCAGGATCGTGTCCTTGCCGCCGGACGACAGGGTGATCCCGGCCGCGTTCGCAGTCGATGCATCCCAGCCGACGCGCTTGGTGACCCACTTCGTGCCGGCGGAGCGCGAGGATTCCGGCAGGAGCGAGATGAGCGAGAGGGCCGTGAAG